CTGTCATTGCTGCCAAAGAAGTCTCATCCGTAACTCCCCGCAAAGGCGGCAATTCGGGATGCAATAGATCTACATGCCCTTCCCGTGTACGATGCATCACCATTCTTGAAGGACTAGTCGGCGAACACGTAACTAACCAAATAGTAGTCGGAATGTTGTCATTATCCATAGTGGGATACATGTCATTCATGTACTTAAGTATCTTGGCTATCATTGCTTCAAGCGTTAATTCTGCAATCCCGGCAAAATCCGGATCAGTCTCAAAGTCAATGAGCTGTTCCATCTGACACGTATATACTCCATTTGAACGGTCGGGCATCGCACGTGGGTAGAAGGATAGTTTAATATCATAATACGGCTCATTTCCTAGCACTCTAAAACGAGGATTATTATTGTGACACATAAACGGAATGTCTTCCATGGCAGCGCATAGTACCTGGTCGCCTTCTCTTGGATCCGTTGCGTAATTCAACGTTAAATTGGCCTGTAACGGTCCCTTCCAGACAGAGTCGGTGTCTACGGCCCCATGACACATTACCACAACTGTTCGCGCTTCTGCTGCCATTATATATCCCCAAGACTTTATCGCATGCTGCCCAAGGTTGATGGATCATACACCTGGGGTCTATAATTGGTGAGCAACGGCGGGCGGTGTTGAGACAGCTTGCCACCGGCTGTCTTGAGCCATGACACGAGCAGATACTTTTCGTCAATGACCCACACCATGTATCCACCTTGCGAAAGGGTGTTCATAATGTATTCACGAGCTTCCGTCATTTGAAAGAGAGGATATCCAAAGACATACGCGGGGATTTCAAAGACGACATAGGGGGCATTGGGCGAATGAATGGCTTGTTTGCGGATTTGACCGTAGAGCTGAGACAAGACGGGTCTCATGGCGCGCATGCGTTTTTCACGGCGATCTTCTTGTTCGTCCCATACGTCACGGGCTTTCAGCATCCTTACATACTCATTGTAAGAATGTTTAGCTCAATTGCACTTGGAGGAGGTGGTGTTCGCGGAGGTCTGATGGTCGGTGGGTTGGCGGCGCTACAAGAACGCCAAAAGCTAGTCTTTCCCGACGGGATCTACGGGTGTTCGGCGGGATCGGTAGTGGCCACCGCGGTGGCCTACAATCTGCCCCTTGAGGCAATCCGCGCCATGTTTGAGAATGATTTCAATCTGTCAAGTGTAATTCCGAGTATCAACCTGACGACCGTTACGGCCTTTACGACTGAGAAGGGTCTATTTTCAATGGACTCCTTCTCGGACTGTGTTGTAAAGGCATTTGACAAGGCAGGTATTGATCTGCGAACGGCAACAATTGGCGATGCGCCGCAGAAGCTCTACATCATGGCGGCCAACCTCACGACTCGGCGTACAGTGTTCTTTTCGGGGACAGTGCCCATTCTGGCCGCACTCCGAGCCTCATGTTGTTTGCCCTTTGTCTTTCATCCGCAGATCATCTACAACAATGTCTATGTGGATGGTGGATTTTTTGAGCACAACATACACAAGATCGTTCCGGCCAGCTGCCTGGTGTTTCACATCAGTCGGGCCGATCTGCTCATCAGCCCCGATCGCCTAAAGGCAATGAAGCTGTCCGATTATGCTGCCACGATCTATGAGGCTATGCGAATTGAGTCGCATACGGACACTGTGGTTTGGTTCAAGAATGACGCCATTTCGCTTCTGCAAGAACTGACCCCAGAAAACAAGAAACAGCTGTTTGATCAAGGATACAATCAGGCCTCACGCTTCTTTACCAAACGTTTTCCGGAGATAATCTGTTAAGCCATCTGCCGTCGGCCGTCCCGGGTAATCGTGGAGAGCCGTCGCTGTCTCCAGCTTTATCGTCGGGTAGGCCCGAACTTCATAGAGATCCGCCGTCTCGCGGTCCTTCTCGGCATTCACACGAATGAAGGATACATCTGTATTGCCAAATCGTGTCGGACCCGCCTCCAGCTTTTCCCATTCAGGCATGGCCTTAATACAGTGCCCGCACCAGTCGGTATGGAAAAAGTAGAGATTAGCCTTGTCCTTCGGCACTTCGCGCTTCGGTGTCAGCACTGGCTTCCACAGTTTCCAGACGAGGTAGACTAGCACGGTAAATGCTAATGCAAGAAGGATAGTATTCATTACTTGAGAACACGAGAAATTCTGCGCTGTAGCTCAAACCAACGGCGGTATGCCTCTTCGGCAGTAAGATTCTCCTTGATTTGCATCCAGGCAATATCAGTGGTCATTCGCTCAGGTTCAAATGGCCGAGGGTGGAGTGTCACCCAACGGCCATTGTAACGGACAAGTAAAATGGATGTCGGTTCCATTATTAGGATCTTTTGGTAGGTAAGTGGTAAATGGAAGTTATTGCACGCTCGCTCGTTGCCGTTGGTCTCAACTACGGGGTCCATTACGGTTGTGCTCGGTTTTATGATATGTTCTGCGTCCCTCATTCGTTTGCTGAAATTGCGCAGACGCTTGTGTCAACCGCCTCGCCCGTGTGCTCGGTTGCGCTTGGCGTTGTTCAAATGACACAATCTAACTACGCATCTATCATCACCGTCTCCCTCGCAGGTAGTTTAATCGGTGTTCTCAAGGCCTAACGAGTTTGTCCGAGTGGTTAAGGAGACAGTCTTAAGATCTGTTGGCGAAAGCCGCGTGGGTTCGATCCCCACAGCTCGTATCACGTCCCCCAAGGGGTCCTTTTTCCTTAGACCCGAGGGAACCCAACCAGGTTGGCACCAATGCCGAAACCGGCACCCGTGCGAGCCGACGCGCCAACGCTGGGCGCATAGATATCCAGGATGGCGAATGTGGCCGTCGCGACCAGGGCAATCATGCCAACCTCGGCGACCTTCAGCGTCTTGCCGGGCAGCACAAAGGCGGCAATGGCCACCGCGGCTCCCTCAAGAAGGTACTTTACGAGCCTCATGATCAAATCCGCCATGTCAACACCGGCAGAGGGGGTGGGCTTCGGCTTAGAATCCATTTGTTTGGTTCTTAGGCGGGAAGAAATTTTACAATGGGTGCCTGTGAGACTTGCCATACACGACTAGATAAATAAGTGACCTTGATACTCCAAATTTATCAGCCAGCCTCTGCTGTGTCATCTTGTCGGGGTTTTCGCGAATATACTCTGCATCTTCTGGTCTTAGTTTAAGACTTGGTTGAGATGCCCTATTCTTAGCATTTGATTCCGCCGACAATACTCGCCCAACGCAGCGTTTGTTTCCTTTCGTGGACGCAGAGAGCTTTCTTTTTGATTCGTCGCTCATTTTAGCCCCTGTCCGCGCGTCACTCATTCGCTTTCGGGTTGTTTCCTTCGTATCATAGTCGTATGGGCGACCACGACCGCATAGCGTCTGATTATAACCCCCCTGCCAAACATATGATTCGTATTGTTCTGCATAATAGCATTCCATATTGTCAAGGGCGTCATTTGACACCTCGCAGAGTGTTTCTACTTGAAACGATTCTGCGCCATACTTGGCAATAGCGTATCCCAATAGTGTTTTTGAATCGTCTCTCTTTGTTTTGTATACGTGTTGTTTCCATCTTATTAGTGGATCGTGTAGTGTCCGTCCAATATAGGATTTACCGTTTTCCTTGCACAAAATCCTATAAATGTAGCCCATAATGGCTTATAGTATTGTAATTCGCTAGTTTAAATTATTATACGGCAGCCACCGAGCGACCCGACCACACCTTGTAGGAAATGAAAGGAACGCCCAGAGCCCACACAGCCCACCAGGGAATATACAGGGAGAGGTACTGGAGGACCACGAAGAAGACAATGGCATGGATCGCCGCGGCCATCATTCCGGATCCGAGGGACACCACGACACCGGGGCACAGCAGAAAGAAGAGGTAGGCGGTGGTGAAGATGTCGTACATTTATCTTTACCGTATATTTTTGCCTTTGCGTGTTTTCCTGCGGGCTCGCTTCGGCTTTCTCGTTCTCCGACGGCGGCGGCCTCCAGCTAGGTGTGTGGGCATTTCCCCAGCATCTTCTTCTACGACAAGACGGCCTTCTTCTATATTGGCGCT